AAGATGGAGCACTTGAAGACAACGAACAGTTGAACAAAATGGCTGTGTCATCTATTGCAGGCGATCCAAATGTTGCCGGTGTGTTGGTCAACATTGATGAAGATGGCGATCTAAATGTTGGGATGACCGGCGACATGATTATTCGCATTGCAGAAGGCGTCACGGTCCAGCGCGGCGATCTGCTGATGTCCGCTGGTGATGGCACCGCCAAACCTCAAGGAGATGGTTTCGTGCAAGACAAGACCATCGCCAAGGTGACTTCTAACCATGTCACCTGCACCTACGAAGATGGCAGCTACTGTGTGCCCTGCGTGTTGATGGCTTGCTGATTAGCCCTACTCACTAAGGGGGCTTGACAGGGGTTGACGGGTCGTGTACTGTTAGGGGGTAGTTCACCTTCTAACTCCATGGCCCTCACCCTGATGGAAGCCTGGGACCAATTCGTGGCAGAACGCTCGATTTCACTTGCAGCCACGAGCCTCACGTCCGACTACGCACAAGCGAAAAAGTGGCTTTCTCGGAGTCCCTACCAGAATTTTGATAACGATGGCCGCAAGATTCTAACCTGGCTCTTACAACAACAGCCCACTCAATCAGCTCGTCGGGTAGCTATGTACCTGAAGGCGCTGTACCGGTGGGCCAGCCAGGAAGACATTAGCTTGATTGGAAAGAACCCAATCCTGACCTTCCGTATGCCCAAAGCACCGCAGAAGGATGAAGAGATTGTTGTTATTCCACGCAAGGAATTAAATCTCGTGATGGTCGCTCTTGAAGCAAAGCGTACCTACAAATCAACGAACTGGGCAACCTATTCCGAGTTCATGCTTCAGACTGCTATGAGGACTGGTGAGGTAAGGGCACTGATGTGGGATGACATTAAGGATGACAAGATCCTGGTCCACCGCAACTTTACTCTTACCCACGGCCTCAAACACAGCACTAAAACAAACAAAAAGCGTTGGGTTCCTCTCAACGATAAGTGCCAACAGATCCTTTCCAGCCTTGACAGGGACAGTGAATTTATCTTTCCCTGGGACCGGTTGGCATACCAAAGCTACTTCCGAAAGAAGATGCAGCAACTCAAATCTGCTGATCTAATTTCTAACCTCTACCGTCCCTATGATCTGCGTCACACCGCAATCAGTCGATGGATTGAGGCTGATATTCCTATTGCTCAGGTTGCTTCCTGGGCGGGAAATACGGCAGATGTTATCTGGAGACATTATGCCAACACCACCCAAGAATACAGCATTCCTAACCTTTAAATAAACCAATGGCTTCCACTTTTACCTGGAAAGTTGCTAACCTTGAGCGTGAAACCGCTGATGGTTATGTTTATGTGGCTCACTATACTGTGAACGCCGCTGATGATACTTACTCTGCTGGTGCTTATGGCTCTATTGGCCTTGAGCGTCCCGAGGGTGAGTTGATTCCCTTCTCCGAATTGAATGAAGAACTTGTAGTCAGCTGGATACAGCATCAGTTGACTGGTGAAAAAGTTGCTGAAATTGAAGCTGCCCTTCAGGCTCAACTGGATGAACAGCGTCAACCGACCAAAGCTGCCGGTCTTCCCTGGAGCTGATGGCCAAACCAAAAGGCGCTCTGAATAAGGTAAGCTTCGTTCCCGGTCCCCCGAAAAAGACTAGACAGGGGCAGGGAACAAGATCTCTTCCTAACCACGGACGTAAAAAAACACGCGGCCAAGGCCGTTAACCACCATGATCACCATCTTTGGACTTAAGCTGACCTACGAGGCGGCTGTCTTCTTTGCTTTGTTTCTTGCCTCCGAAATCATCGGTGTGAGCAAGTTTAAATCGAATAGCCTTGTCCAGATCTTTCTCAAGGTAGTGGATCTGATGCGTCCTCTTCGTTCTGAGGACGATAAAATCAAAAAAGTTAAGGATTCTATCCTGTGACTCCGATGGTAATGTTGCCTGTAAAGCAATACTACCCCCAAACCGATAGTGCAACGGTGCATGGTGATCGGATGTGCTTCTCTAGCACCTGTGCGATGGCCATCAAGTACATCATGCCCGATGCGCTTAAGGGTAGTAATGCTGATGATGATTATTTAAGGACTGTTCTTAAATACGGCGATACCACCTCCTATACTGCCCACATTAAAGCCTGTGCTGACTATGGTGTCAAGGCAGGATTTTCAATGAAGGGCACCAAACATAAGCTTTTAGCGGAGCTTGGAGCTGGGTATCCGGTTGCGACAGGCATTCTTCATAAGGGACCAGTTGATGCCCCTCGGGGAGGCGGCCATTGGATGCTTCTTGTTGGTGCTGATGCTGAGTATGGCATCTTCCACGACCCGTATGGGGAAATGGATAACATCAATGGAGGCTATGTTACCATTGGAAAGGGCGGTCAGGCTGTTAAATACAGCTGGAGGAACTGGCTACGGCGTTGGGAGGTAGAAGCCCCCGGTCATGGCTGGTATATGACCTTCAGACCGCTTAAAGAGACCCCTAAAGAGTCCCCTAAGGCGGTATTTACAAACGACTGGAAGGGTGTTAAGGCTGTTGCTAAGCAATGCGGGGCCAAGTTTACTGAGGTAGTAGCTGCTCAGTGGGCTCTTGAGTCCGGTTATGGCAAGCACACCTCTGGTAAGAACAATTTCTTTGGAATTAAGGGTAAACCAGGCTCTATCCACACAACCAAAGAGTTCGTTGATGGGGAATGGATCACCATTGATGACATCTTTCGGGACTTTGATAGCCCAGAAGCTTGCATTGAGACGCTAATTAACCTTTGGTACAAAGATTACAAAGGGTATAAAGGCGTTAACCGTGCCAAATCAGTTGAGGAGTGCGTCAAACTACTCCAAACTGAGGGCTATGCAACAGATCCAACCTATCCACAAAAACTATTAAAGCTGATTAAGGAGAACAACTGATGGCTTCCATTACTACTGGGGGCAGTACTACCGCTGGAACCTTTCTGACTAGCGATACCACCACCGCTTTTGAGGTTGGAACTGCTCGTACCATTACCCTTGGTGCTACCAGCGTTAACCTGGCTCTAACTTCTACCTGCCGGTTTGTGTCATTGACATGTACTGGTGGTACTCATTGCCACTATCAAATCGGTGTGGGTGCTCAAACTGCTTCTGCTAGCACTCATTATTTAAAGACTGGCGAGCGTATTAGCCTTGCTGTGCCTATTGGTGCAAACATTGCTGCTATTCAAGGCACTGGTGCCAGCACGACTTTGTTTATTACAGAGTTGGTAAACTAAGGTGAGTACGAGAGCCACTGAAGATCAGTTTAACGAGCTTCACGGCCTTGTTACAAAAGAACTGATCCTCCGCATTCAAAGCGGAACTGCCACCACACAAGACATTCGTGCAGCGTGCGATTGGCTTGCTAAAAATAACGTTACCGGTCTTCCAATCTCTGGTTCACCCCTGGCTGAACTGTTCGCCACCTTACCTGAGCTTGAGTTGGAGGATTTGGAACGTGTCATCCAATAATGACATTATTCGTAATGCCATAGCCACAGCAGCTCTTGGGTTGTTTGGATGGCACATGCTCACGCTTCATAACATTGCCAAGTCGGTTGAGGTGCTCATTGAAAAAGTGGGAAATAGTACTGCCCGAATTGAGCGTCTTGAAAACAAGGTATTCTTCTCCGAATATGGCACAGGCAAAAAGTAAGTCCGCCAAATACTACGCAGCCAACCCAAAGGCAGCTGCTAAGAAGGCGGCATATCAACGCAAATTGAATAAGAAGCCAGCTGTTAAAAACGCCTCTGAAGAGCGGTGGACTGAACGACGGCGTCGTGGCTTAGCGGGAAAGGGAGGCCCCGATCTTTCCCATACCAAGAAGGGGACGATGGTTCTCGAAAGTGCAAGTCGGAACCGCGCACGAAATGGCCACAACAACAAGAGCACTAAGAAATGAACAAGGGTAACGCTAAGCCTCCTGGGCTTTATGCCAACATGAATGCCCGTAAAAAGGCTGGAACCTCCCGTTCTAAAAAGAACTCTACCATTACTCCTAAGGCCTACGCCAATATGAAGGCAGGCTTTCCTAAAAAGAAGAAGAAGTAAACCACCGCAGTAGGCCACGATGCCTCTCAAAGATCCTTCTGAGTACTTATTTCTTTTAAGGGCCATGACCTCCTCTGATGCAAAGCGGATGTGGCGAGCTGCAATTAAAGATTACTGGAATAACCAGTGTGTTTATTGTGGCTCGTCTGACAATCTGACCTTGGATCACGTTCATCCAAAAGCACGCGGAGGCCACGATACTACCAACAACGTAGTATGTGCGTGTCTTTCTTGCAATCAAAGCAAAGGCTCGTCCCATTGGCTTAGCTGGTGGGTATGTCAGGAAACATTTTCTCTTGACAACTTTTCAAAAGTCCTGTCCTGGACTACTACCTAAGAACATTTATTCTTTAAAAAAATGTCTACTCTTCCTGCTGGTGGTTCCGCTTTCGGTTCCATTTCTAACGCCCCTGGTCGTCAAAGTGAGGACGAACTGAAGAACCGTACTCATACCACCAAAAACGTGTCCGGTGGTGTTACTACTACGACCACCGTCCCCGCTACCTTCGCCGCTTCAACTACCACCGTGGCTCTGAATGCTACCGTTGGTGCTGCTAAAACTGCCATCCTTACCGTGCGTAAGGCTGATCGTGTGCCCTCTTCCAACAACGCCAACAAGACTGGCCGTGTGCGTCGCGTGGATGTTGTTCAAGGCGCGATTCTGACCGTTAACACCTTGGTTGGTGGTACCCTCTATACCACTGGTTCTTATACCGGTGTTGCCCTGACTGGTGGTTCTGGTACGGGCGCTACCGCTGACATCACCGTTGCGGGTGGTGCTGTGACTGTTGTGACTATTGTTGCTGCTGGCTCTGGCTATGATGTGGGTGAAGTGCTGAGTGCTGCTGCTGCAAACATCGGTGGTACCGGTTCCGGTTTTACCGTTACTGTAGCTACGACTTCTGGTCCCAATAACGCCTGATTGTCATGGCTGCTAAAAAAGTAACTAGCTCTGCTAATCGAAGCAAGCGTTCCACCAATAAGCCAGTTACCACGTCTAAGGGTCGGGCAAACCGTCAGTCTGTTAGCCAAGCTCGGGTTAGCTCTTCTCAATCTCGTGCGTCTGGAACTGGTGCCCGCGTAACCACTGGCTCTAACCAAGCTCGTGTGCGTCCGATGCCTCAAGGTTATGGTCAAGGGCCTATGCCCAACCCCAATCTGCGGTCTTCCGTTTCTGACCGCCCTTCTAAGCCCGTTGGTAGTGGCAAGGGTGGGGTGACAAAACCGTCTGGTACGCCTAAGATGGTTAACGCCAACAAGCCTGGTATGCAAAAGCTGGTGCGAAAGGCGGCTCAGGCCCGTAAGGCAGCCTCTGGTCGTCCCCTCGTAAAGCCAGCTGAAGCAAATCGTTTGATGTCGCAACGGGCTCCTGGCATCCGTCAAGGCGCTGCTCAACTTCGTCAACAGGCTGCTGGTACCACCTCTCCTGCGTCTCAAGCTCGTGCATCTGCTCAAGGTCAAGCCCTTCGTAAAGCTGCTGAAACCCGTCGTGCGGCCCGTGCGGCGTCTCAACGGATGGCTGGTAAGCTTGCCAAAGCGGCGGCTACTCGAATGGTTGGTGCTGTTGCTCGCCGTGCTGGTCTTGCTGGTGTTGCTGCTGAAGGTCTCACTGCTCGTAATACTGCTGATGGTACTTTGTCTGCCGCTATGAAGCGAGGCGACTACAAACCAAAGCAAGGACCCAGCCCCAAGACGACTCAGGCTTCCTTTAACAAGAAGTCGTTTGACCAAGCATTTAAATCTGCTCGTACCTCTGGTGCTAAGCAGTTTACCTGGCGTGGTAAGAAGTACACTACCAAGATGAAGGGAGAATAATTATGCCCCTCAAAAAAGGTAGCTCCAAAAAGACCATTTCCAAAAACATCCGTAAGATGGTAAGGGAAGGTTACCCTCAAAAGCAAGCCATTGCGGCAAGCCTGTCCTCGGCGGGTAAGAGCCGTGCAAAAAAGAAAAAGTAAAAAGGCCCCGAGCTTATCTCTTGGCCGTGGAGAAAAGTCTGCTAAGGGCGGCCTTACCGCAAAAGGCAGGGCCAAGTATAACGCAGCCACTGGATCCAATTTAAAGGCCCCACAGCCTGAAGGTGGTCCTCGTAAGCGCAGCTTCTGTGCTAGGATGAAGGGCAACCCAGGACCAATGGCAAAGAACGGCAAACCAACCCGCAAAGCCCTCGCTCTTAAGCGTTGGAAGTGTGGTTAAATAGATGGATGCCCCCTTTCCCTGCGCGTGGGTGAGGGGGTTATTTGCGTAAGCCATATAAAAGTTCTTTGCTTTCTTCAAATGCTTTCTGTTCTAACTACTCTGTCCGTCATCACCAGCTGGTATGGCCCCGGCTTTCACGGGAACCTCACGGCTAATGGTGAACGATTCAATCAAAACGGCCTTACGGCGGCCCACAGAACCCTTCCGTTTGGTACAAAACTTAGAGCTTGCTTTAAGAAATGTGCCGTAATCAGGGTTAATGATCGCGGACCCTACCACGGGAATCGCGGATTGGACCTCAGTAAAGGTGCGGCTGATGCTATCGGTCTCACGAACTCTGGAGTTGGAAAAGTTAAGGTGACTCGCCTTAATTAAATAAAAGGGCGCTTATTGGTGCCTAGGAGGGGCTACAACGCCTCTCCGCCCCCTGTTCCATACGTTCCCCTTATGAACAAAAAACAACCGCCTTCTAGGCCCGTAGAGGAGCAACTTTCGGAATCGTTTCCGTTGTTTCTTTCTCTGGTATGGAAATCGCTCGACCTGCCTTCTCCAACCAGAGCACAACTAGCTATTGCTCAGTACCTTCAGAATGGACCAAAACGACTCCAAATCCAAGCCTTTAGGGGACTCGGTAAATCCTGGATCGCTGCTGCCTTCGTTCTGTGGACGCTATGGAACGACCGTGATAAGAAGATCCTTGTTATTTCTGCGTCTAAACAGAGAGCTGATGACTTTACTATCTTCACTCAGAAATGCATTTTGGAGTTCGATTGGCTGGCTCATCTTCGCCCTATGGACGATGACCAACGGTGGTCCCGAGTTTCGTTTGATGTTGCCGGTTGTCGTCCTGCTCAAGCGCCATCAGTTAAAAGTGTCGGCATCACCGGTCAGATTACGGGAAGCCGAGCCGATCTTATCGTATTCGATGACGTTGAGGTTCCCGCTAACTCTGCTACCGACTTCATGCGTGAAAAGCTATTGCAGTTGGTTACTGAAGGCGAATCCGTCCTTACGCCGAAAGCCGATTCTCGTATTGTGTTTCTCGGGACGCCGCAAACTACTTTCACGATTTATCGTACGCTTCGAGAAAGAAACTACCGACCCTTTGTCTGGCCCGCAAGATACCCCAAAGACCTTACCGGATACGAGGAAGTCCTAGCCCCTCAACTTGTTAGGGACCTTGAACGGGATGGGTTGGATGCGCTGAGGTGGTCCCCAACAGATAGTCGCTTCTCCGAGATTAACCTTCTTGAACGGGAACAGAGTATGTCACGGAGCAACTTTATGCTCCAGTTCATGCTTGATACTAGCCTGAGTGATGCCCTCAAATTCCCACTCAAACTTTCTGACTTTTCCGTACTTCCCTTGGACTTGGAAAAGGGTCCAAGCGATCTGGTGTGGGGCGCTGATAAAGAGACTCTGCTTGACCTTCCTGCTGTTGCCCTTCCAGGAGACCGGTGGCATAGACCTAAAACAGTTTCCGAATACACCTCTTGGGGTCAGACAATCATTGCTGTTGACCCCTCCGGTCGCGGAAAGGACGAAACGGTTGCCGTTGTCCTATCACAGATCAATGGATACCTCTTTGTTAGGGACATCTTTGCCAACCAAGACGGGTACTCTGACAGCACCTTGTGTGAGATCCTTCGTCGTGCAAAGAAGTACAAAGCTACTCTCTGCTTAATCGAGTCTAACTTCGGTGATGGTGCGGTCATGGAGCTGATGAAGAAGCACGCCATCGAAATGAAGATTGGTCTTGCCTTTGAAGAGGTCAGAGCCACGACAAGGAAGGAAGACCGAATCATTGATACGCTTGAGCCAATCCTTAACCAGCACCGACTTGTCATTGACCAACGACTGATCGAGTGGGACTACCGCTCAAACGGTGACATGGCCCCAGAAGAACGCCTTCCACGGATGCTCATGTATCAGTTGACGCGGATGTGCCGTGAGAAGGGGGCCGTTAAACATGATGACAGGGTTGATGCCCTTGCCCTTGGAGTAAAGTACTTCCAAGACATCCTGGCCATCTCTGCAAAAGAGGCACAGATCGAACAGAAACGAACCGAGTGGAACCGGATGATGACCGCCTTTATCGACCACCCACAGGAGGCCACAGATCGCCTTGTCATGGGTAGGGACTTCGAGGGGGTTGGAACTGGCGAAACCGGCTGCTATAACTGGATTTAACCCGACCCAAGAAAAAGGTGCTCTGTTGAACCAGAAGAGTGGTGCCTTCTGGTGTGGAACAGCGGTAATAGAAGGGGATTGACCGAACACTGTCTTTCTCGTCTTCCCCTTCGCCCCAACAAAGGGCTATCCGTATCCACTGTCTATTCCCTTTTAATTTGCACCAAAACATCCCATTTAAACATCTGCAAACGCTCCTTGGTAGACGCCAAAGGACGACCAGAAAGGGCATGGAAGGAAGGGGGAATAGACAACAACACAAAGACAATTGACCGACTGAAGGACGTGACTACCCTTCCCTTTCTTGTTTTGGGGCCGACAAGGAATTGAAAAAGACACATTGTTATGGGGGCCGGGGCTCTGAACATCAGGAACGAAGTGACTGATAGTGAAGACCAAGTTAGACACCGAAGGTGGCTGACGCGGAGCTGACCCAATAGCTATAGTTCTTATGTGGTTAGCGGAGACCGAAGGTCGAAGCGGTAGGTTGAACCCAAAATAACCACCGAAGGATTCTTCGGAGCGTGAGCGAAGAAGAAGACAAGGCTTGGTTAACAACTAACCCGACCACAATACTATTACTAGTACCCATTGTGTTTTCTTATTAGTATATATCTCTTATATCATACCTATTACCACTCACCACCTAACCAACAATGACCAGTTCTGTAAAGCTCATCAGCATCACACCAAACGCAGAAGAAACCATTGCTTATTGTGCCAGGGTATCTAACCCAAGTAACCAGGAGAATCACGAGACCGTGGATAAGCTTCTTGGTTATTGTATTCGCAATCAGCATTGGTCCGTGTTTGAGATGGCCAACCTTGTTATGGAGGTTAATACTACTCGGGCTATATCTCCACAGATCCTTAGACACAGATCGTTCTCCTTTCAGGAGTTTTCCCAACGCTATGCAAAGGTCTTTGATCTTGGTGGAATAGATTTACCACACCTCCGTCGTCAAGACACAAAGAACCGACAAAACTCCATAGATGACTTAGACACAGAACAAACTCAATTGCTGTATCGACGAACTGCTCAGTTGTTTGCTGAAGCAGAAGACCTCTATTCTGAGATGGTCAGTAAGGGTATTGCAAAGGAGTGTGCCAGAGAGGTTCTTCCAATGGCTGCTCCGACCCGCCTTTATATGAATGGGACGGTGAGGTCGTGGATTCATTACATCGAGTTGCGGTCTTCTAATGGTACTCAGCTTGAACATAAACAGATCGCTGAACAAGCACGGACTATCTTTTCTGAAAACCTTCCAATGATTTCGAGGGCTTTGTTATGGACCTAGAAATGACTTATGAAGAATACAAAAAGTGGCTAGACATCAAGACCTCTCTTGAGGCTGCGGGTAAGACAGCTACGCCTTTTTATTATGAGGCGGTGTCGAAGCTTTACCGCAGACCAATACCACCCTATCCAAAGGCTGATGCTCGGATCACTAAAGACGACCAAATTTAAAGACATATACAACCTGAGTAACAGTTGGCCGCTATGGGCTCGTCATCTATTGCTTGGCTTGCTTGTCAGTGTGGAAGAGTGGTGGATTGATAAAAAGGTTGTCCAGACCGTAGATGATGCCATCAAAGAAGTGGCGCCGTCTTTGCCTCCCTCGGGGGTTCCTGATCCAATCTATTCGGAATCTGGTGATGGCTTCTTTGATGAGATGCGTCTTACTGCCCCCTGGAAGGCCCTAGAAGACCCCTCCGACTCCCCTCAGGTGTGAATACACCTAAGGCTCCTCGGAGGGACCTTAGAGAGGCATACAGAAGCCGGTAGTAAATTTTGGCACAAAAATGCAAACCCCTTATACGCGGGCAGAGGCGCGAGAATCCCCCCATCGGGGTGGGGTGGGGGCCAAATCAACGCGGGCGGGCGTGCGCGTTACCTGCCAGGCCCACTAGTCAAAGCCACTAGGAGCCCTTCACGGGGGTTGTATGTAACGCGAGCGCGTACCTGTGCGCGTGTTTATGCTCGCACACGCATAGGCGCGTTTCTATTTTCTCAAAAAATCTGTGGCCCCCATAAGTCAAGCTTATCATTGACATAAGCAACACTTATCGCAAAGGGGTTGACACTCCGGGGGGTTCCGGGCCATGATGTGTGCATCGGATCAAGAGGAGCCGCCGAGAAGGCAGGCCAACCCAGCATCCGCCAGACAATCCGGCATTGCGTCCGGGCTGTTGACAAACCAGGGCCTTGTGCTCTACCATTGCCTCAGTTCAAACCACACCACCACACCGTCATGATTCGGTTCATGTCGCGGGTGTCGCTCAAGCTGGCTGATCAGGCTCTGCTTAGCTACATCCGCAAGCATCCGGGCTCACGCCTGTTTGAGATCAACGCTGCTACCCTGAAGAGTCACCACAGCTGGGGAACTAAGTCTGTGCTGGCACGGCTTGAGTCTGAGGGTTGGCTGTATGTTCAACGCTCACAGCATGGCAAGCGGATTCCACCACGCTACTTTGTGTTGGCTGAACGCGGCTACCCCAAGGCTTACCTTCCTGTTTGTGGTTAGGCAAATGTTACTTTTTGTGTCAGCCATTGCCCTGATTGCGGCGGCTACTGCTACTGTTCCTGGTGTCAGCATCCTTTGTCTTGCTGCTGGCGTTGGTTGTATCATCCTTGAGGCCTTTATCTGATGACCACTGCTGCTGTTTCACGCTTCGATGCCATTGATGCTTTGTCTCAATGGTCCACCAACTACAACTCTTGTCTTAATCCTTTTTGCATCTTTCTAGACTTGATTGGTTACAGTGTTGAAGAGTACGGCATGAAGCTAGTGCTCAGCAACACAGACACAGACATAAGCTCTGTTCTTGGGTATAAAGAACTGTGTTTACTTGGTGATGCTTTGAATGTGTTTAAAGAAAACGGCTATGATGCTGTTTACGAATACATCCGCACTATGGGGGAAGAGTGAACACCTACCTTGCATTCTTTGGCCACAAACAAGTTAAGGGTGGCTGGTTCATTAAAGAGCAGATGATCATTAACGCCAGTTCTTATGACAAGGCGTGGGCAATGGCTGAGGCTCGGTGTTATCCTGGGGAACAAGTTCTTGATGTCAGTGTTCATGTTCCGAGGGAGGATGTAATCTTTTGGGGGGTCTAACAGCCCCTCTTTTTTTTTGATTGTTTGCGGCTTGTGAACCCTTGCACAGCTGGACTGGGCCGCTATAATGCCAGCATGGGGACAACCTGAGCCCCGTTCCACCACCACCACCACCGTTTAAAACCATGACCATCAGCATCGAACTAGAACCGTGGGAGATCCGTGTAAATGCGATCAACCGACAAAAGGCGCAATGGATGGCTAAGAACAAAAGCCAGTTGTTGTTAATTTCATGGGTTATTGTTCAGAGGTTTGAAGAGTTCGTCAATGATGATGACGGCTGTGTTGATTGTTTTATTGCTGAGGTTGAGGATGCTGTTAATGCTTTAGGTTCGTTGGCCTGCGATCTACGGAATCGGGATTTTAACGAAGATGCAGAGCGTGCAGAACCTGAGCTGTTTGGTAAAGGAGAAAAGAAATGATCACCTTAACTAAGCTTCCCGAGGTTTGGATTGTTGAGTCGTTTGAATGCGGCATTTGTGATGTTTACGATAACCCAAAGGCAGCACAAGAACACGTTAAGGAGATGAATTTAGAGTGTCCAAATGATCATTATTGGTTCTATCCAAGACCCCTTAAATCCGAATGATTATGACTGTTTGGAAAGATGCAACTGAGGCCAGCATCAAGTGGCCTAAGACCAAGAAACCAACCATTGAGGATCTGCTTAACGATGCCCACGAAATGTTCCACGATGAAGACCTCTGCTATGCCTTCAAAGCAGGATTCTTCTACGGTATCATCCAAATCCTCGAAGCAGAAAGAAAAGCGTCTGCCTAAGGATTACCGCCCGTACCGCTTACCCTTTACCATCGTTTGAAATGAACGTGATTACGCCAACACAGGTCATTAGAAAGATCGAGGAACATGGGTCAGAAAGTCTAACCTATGTTGAGCGTGTCTTTGTTGTTGAGGTCTTTCGAGCTGCTGCTTTTACTGATAGAAAGGAGGTCCATGAAGTTAAGGACTTGATTCAAAAGGCGCACCTTGAATACTGTCTTCGATTGAGTTCGAAGAAAGGAAAGGGTCGATGACTAATCAACACATACCACAATGCTTTACAGTTTACTGCTGTGGAAGGGAGGTGTGTGTCTATGCCTATACAAAGGCAGAGGCGATACTTACAGCTTTGGAGTTGTTTCCTGAGTTTCAGTATCACTCAATCAATGTTCTACTTACACCACAGTGGCGATGACTTTCACCATTGATCAACTGGCCAACCACCTTGAGGACATCCTTACCTGGAGGCAGTTGCGTAAGCTGGCCAAGAGAAACAAGCTTTCTCAGTATTCGTATCTGGGAAAGAAACAGTTAGCACAGATGCTGGCCATTCAAACCTTTAACAAAGCACAACGTCATGCCCTTCCCAATCCCAAACAGTGATGACTACGACGACCTACTCTATACCCTCCAACATATGGCAGTGGATAGATGTACGGATCTGGTTGGTAGGGTAAACGCTCACTCTGACATCTTGGATCCTGACATTGAAGAGGGTGAAGCAGATCGTTTACTGAGTGCCCAGCTGGGTCTTGATGGGTCAGAGGATGAGATCGAAATGACTCAGAACCTGATCTCAATCATCAGTAACATCATCGTTGTGCGTAGGGCACGAGAGACCATCCACACCAAGAACACACAGTCTGAGGACTAATGGCAACCAGAGAGCAACTCGCCAGACAGTATCAGCGAGAGCTAAGTGCTCGCACAGAGGCCATTAACAGGCTCAGGGAACGCACCAGGGCAGCAGAGGACAGGTCTTATGCCAGTTCTACTGTCTATGGAAATGCGTTTATCAAGGCTGGTCTTGAAAAGATTACTAACGAGATCAGTTCTAAGCTCCATCGAATCAGCCAAGGGTGGGCAACAGAGAAAGCTGCTGCTGTAATTCCCATTAAGAACTGCGATCCAGCCATTCTTGCCCTCATCACGGCAAAGGGTGTGTTGGATGTTCTTGGTGTTAGGAGGATCGAGAAGCCAACGTATGCCTATGTGACCACACACATTGGTAGGTTGGTTCATGATCAGATTATGCTGGATCAGTTTGAGGCCAGCCACCCGGATCTATTTTCAAAGGCAAAGCTCACCATCCATGCCCACAAGGGCTACCTCTATAAGGTTCAACGCTTTCGAGCGGCGATGAGGAAGGCCAGCTACGACCCCGACAGGTGGTCAACGGCGGTCAGACACCTTGTTGGTGGGTGGTTGGTTGATTGCCTGGCTCGATCCACCGGCTGGGTAACCTCCAGGACCGTTTCTAAGGGCGGTAAACAGGAGCTTACGGTACTCACCTACTCACCCGACTTCTTGAAGGCCAAGGAGGCGCTTCTAGAGCAGGCTGAGGGCTTTGCTGCATGTCTGTGGCCCATGCTGTGTGAGCCTAACGACTGGAATGAGGGCAACGATGGGGGGTACCTGACCAACGAGCTACGGCGTCTGAACAAGCTTGTTCGGTCTGCTGTGCCCAGAAGGTGCTCTGTTGTACGGGAAAGCACGGCCCTGGCCATGTTGAACCGTCTCCAGAAGGTGCCATACCGGATCAACCCTGAGATCCTCGACATAGCCAACTTCTGCATGGAACACCGCATTACTGTGGGTAAGTTCCGAGCTGAGGAGCCAACACCTCCACCGCCAAAGCCAGACCCCTGGGAGACCGCCTCCGAGGAGGATAAGATTGCGTATCGACGGGCTCGTACTGAGATCGAAGATAACAACTCTGCTCTGGCGCAGAAGAACTATCGAACAACTGAGTGTTTGTTTGTTGCGAACAAATACAAAGATGACACCTTTTGGATTCCCTGGTCGTTTGACTTTAGGGGAAGGGTTTATCCAATTCCCACAAGCCTCAGCCCACAGGGTACTGACTTTGAAAAGAGTCTTATTTACTTTGATGAAGAGGGGCCTGTTAATGACTGGTGGTTAGGATTCCAGGTAGCTACTACTTGGGGTCTTGATAAAGCTCCAATGGAAGAGCGAATAGCCTGGGCAAAGGAGAACCACGACTTCATCAGTATGATTGCTTCCGATCCAAAGGGAACAATTGCTACTTGGTCTGGTGCTGAAGAGCCTTGGTGTTTTCTTGCTGCTGCTATTGAGTATTACCACTGTGTCATTACTAAAACCAAACAAACCTCTGGTCTTCCTGTGTCTGTTGATGCCACTTGCTCTGGTCTCCAACACCTATCAGCATTGGCGCTTGACAGAACAGCAGCAGAGATGGTCAACGTTGTCCCCACACCGAGACCGTCTGACGGGTATGCCATTGTTGCCCAGAAGGCAAAGGAACAACTTCCTGAGCATCTTCATCCGCTTATTACGCGGAAGGTAACAAAGCGAACCGTGATGACCACCCCTTATGGGGTAACTGAAAACTCTGCTAGGGATTACATCCGACAAGAGTTGAAGGGTGTTGAGTTACAACCTGGAGAATTACAAGCAATCGTAAAGGCCATTTATCGTTATGCGGTGAAGGAGGTCTTTACTGGTCCTTGTAAATCTATGGAGTTCATTCAAAAGGTAGCCGGTGAGGTCATCCAATCCGGTAAGCCTACGATTGAGTGGATAACTCCTTCTGGGTTTCCTGTTGTTCAAGAGTATCGAAGGAATGATTGTGAACGTGTTAACACCAAACTTCTTGGTCAGCGCATTCAGACTCATCTTTTGAAACCCTTTGAAGAACGACAGATTGATCTAACCAAAGCCAGGACAGCTTGCAGCCCTAATCTCATTCACAGTCTTGATGCAGCACTATTACATCTGGTCTTTGCTGAGTGGTCTCTTCCATTCACGGTGATCCATGATTGTGTGCTTGGTCGTTCCTGTGACATGGACATGATGGGTGAAGCCATTCGAAACAAGTTTGTTGAGATCTACTCTCAGCCTGTTTTGAAGAACTGGGCAGATCAACTCAATGCATCTTTTGACGAGGATGTAATGCAGAATACGCTGGACATCAATGATGTTCAAAGTTCCGCCTACTTCTTTTGCTAAATGAGCACCACACCTGACTTTTCCCTGCTGGCTGAACGGTTCATCGTAAAGGAGTCGGTTATCGAAAACCTCTACGAGGAATACGAGTTGGAGATGGAGGCCTTTGGCCTTGAGATCACCTTCTTCGAATACCTTGTTGAGGAGTTTGCCCAGGCTGCCTACATGCTTGCTGCCATGGAAGGTGGTGATGCTGTGGACTGCCTGGAAGCCTACGACGAAGCTTATTCCGACTTCGATGACTGAAACCATCAACCGCTTTGATCTGAATCTTGAGGACGTTCTCGAAGCCCAACGCATTTACGATCCGTCAATTGATGGTAGTATTGAGGAGGTCTTCGAACTGATCCGAGACCACAACGAGATCACCACTGACGCTGAGTTCCACCACCACATCACCCATGTCTGAAAACCGCTTCATCATTACAACCACTCTTGAGGGTTACATCAATGCCCTGAAGCCCAGTGGTAAGTTCAACAACTGCACCATCAGCTTCCGCATCCCTGATGAGGATCTTGCCAAGTTTGATGCCTGTTATGAACAGTGCATTGCCTGGGGCAAGAACAAGATGGCTGGCAAACGCTTCACCGAAGAACTGCCCAAGTGGCAGGAGGATGGTCTTGTTAAGATCTCCTACGGCGGTGAGGAAGGGGCTCCTATGTTCCCCTGGGTGGATACCGATGGGGTTCCTGTTGATGTTGACACCCCAGTTTGGAAGGGCACTGTTGTTCGCTTGATCATTGACCTGAAGCCCTATGTCTACGCCACCAAGGTTGGATGTAGCTTTAAGGTTCGAGGCGCTCAGATTCTCAAACTTGTCGGCTCTGGCGGGTCTGATTCTGGTGATCTTGATCTTGACGACGTGGCTGCGTTGTTTGGAACTAGTAATGGTTTCAAGGCTGGCTCTCCTTCGTTTAAACCGAATGAGGAAGCGGCTGATGAGTCTAGTTACGACGACATTCCGTTCTGATGGCTAATTACCGGTCCCGCCTTGAAGAGCGGCTAGCCCGGTGGTTAGAAGTCAATGGACAATCGTTTGAGTATGAAACTCTAAAACTTAACTACACCGTTCACGCCGTTTACACACCAGACTTCGTTCTGCCGAATGGGGTGATCATTGAAGCCAAGGGTTACTTCAAACCAGAAGATCGAAGAAAGATGCTTGCTGTTAAAAAGCAACATCCAGACCTCGACATTCGACTTGTGTTTCAGGCACCCCACAACACCATCTCTAAGGAATCTAAAACTACCTACGCAATGTGGGCAGAAAAGAACGGATTTCTTTGGGCACCTTACCACTCCATTCCACTTAACTGGTTCGATGAACATCCAACAACGAATTGAGGATTACTTTGCCGACGTGTTTGCCGAATGTCAGGCAGATCAAATTACTGCGACTGAGGTTGCTGAAGCCTTTGTTGCTGCTCTTGATGGCTGGATAAGCTATCACGAAAAAGAACTTGATCAGTACAAAGGCATTCTTGATGAACTCAGAAAGCGAATTTGTAAGGCATGAGCCGTGCCCTAAGTGTGGCAGTAGCGATGCCCTTGGTCGTTATACTGACGGTCATGGGCACTGCTTTTCTTGTGGCCATTACGAGTTTGGTGATGGCGAATCTATTCCTGTTCACAAGCCGCATTTCCGCATGGACTTTACTGGGGACATTGTTCCTCTCCGCTCCAGGGGTATTCTTGAGGACACCTGCAAGAAGTTCAACGTAAGGTATGATGCGGAGACCAAAACTCTTCGCTTCCCTTACTACAACTCTGAGGGGCAGTTGATTGCGTTCAAGGCCAGGACTCCTGATAAGGACTTCAAGTGGTCAGGCAAGAATGAAGACCATCAACTGTTTGGTCAGCAGCTCTTCGGAGGGGCTAAGGGCAACAACAAAACCATTGTCATCACGGAGGGTGAGATAGATGCTTTGAGCGTCTGGCAAGCCCGTCCTAACTGGCCTGTGGTCAGCCTTGACAATGGGGCCAATGCTGCCAAGAAGTCACTCCAGCACCAGTACAAATTCATCGACAGATACGACGAAATCGTTCTGTTCTTTGATAGTGATGAGGCTGGACAGAAGGCTGCTCAGGAATGTGCTCAGCTCTTTAACCATCAGAAGGTTTTCATTGCAAAGCTTTCTGAATATAAAGATGCTAACGAAGCAATCATTGCTAAGGATTCCGATGCAATCAGACAAGCCTTCTGGCAAAAGAAACCCTACTCACCAAAGACCGTCATCGACGGACGAGACCTCTTTGACCTGGCAATTAAGCCTTTACATGGTCGGGATGCTAACTGGCCTTTTAATAGTCTTGATGGCATCACCAGCGGGCTCCGTCTCGGTGAATTGGTTACGGTTACGGCTGGGTCTGGGGTAGGCAAGAGTACCTTCTGTGGAGAAGTTGCTCAGTCTTTGGTTGACCAGGGACAAAAGGTGGGCTACATTGCCCTTGAGGAGAGCCTTCAACGCACAGCCCTTCGGTTGATGTCGGTCAAGGCAAACAAACCTCTTCACCTAAACAACGAGCTACCACAAGATGACCTTAAAACAGCGTTTGATGCGTCGCTTGGCACTGGACAGGTATTTCTTCGTGACGGGTTCGGGTCAGTCGATCCTGAAGCCATACTTAGTGATTGCCGGTTCATGGCACAAGCAAAGGAGGTTCAATGGATTGTCCTTGACCACCTTTCCATCCTGATGTCAGGGAACGAGTCGCACGATGAACGTAAGCTCATTGATGTGACCATGACTAAGCTTCGATCTTTTGTTGAGGAGACTGGAGTTGGTATGATCCTTATCAGCCACCTCAAGCGTCCCCAAGGAGACAAGGGACACGAAGATGGTCAGCAGGTTAGCCTCGGTCAACTCCGTGGCAGCCACAGCATCGTTCAACTGTCCGACATGGTTATTGCGCTTGAAAGGAACCTTTCTTCTGGTCAGAACTTTGCCAACATCAGAGTTCTTAAGAACAGATTTAATGGTCAAACCGGAAAGGCTGGTACAATTGTTTATCAATCTGATACCGGTCGCATGACTGAAGACCTCACTGCTGAGTTCAATGACTCCAAAGCTTCCACCCCCGCCACAGACTACGGAGATTTCTAGCCATGTTATTTGTGCCTGCGGTTCTGACGCTTTCTTTTTCTCAGAGATGGACCCGAGTGGTTACTTCTGTGAAGAATGTGGGCGACCAGATCCTATTACGCAACGTACCCTTGACACGGAGGAACCAGGATACTGGGGACTATGAGACTTCTCTTTGACATTGAAACCAACGGTCTGCCCCGCCAAGGGATGGATCGGCTTCACTGTATCGTGACTAAAAATTTAGACACAGGTGAAGTACTTCGTTACAACGATGTGGGTACGCATGAGTCTGTTACTACTGGGGTTAACATCCTAGCAGAAGCTGACATCTTGATCGGCCACAACATCGTTGGGTTTGACATTCCAGCTATTCAACAGATCTACCCTTTCTTTGAACCCAAGGCAAGGTGTTACGATACGTTGATTCTTAGCCGGTTATTCCAACCACACATCCTGTCAATGGACTTTCGTAAGAAGCCCATTGGTATGCCAGGTAAACTCTATGGTCGCCACTCGTTGGAAGCCTGGGGGTATCGTCTTGGTGATTACAAGGGTGAGTTTGGAAAGACTAGCGACTGGTCTGAGTGGTCCCAAGAAATGGAAGACTACTGCGAGCAGGATGTTCACGTTGTTGAGACCCTGTTCAATACTATCTTCCGCAACAAACTAGGTAAATTTAAAGATGCTGTTTGGCTTGAACATGACCTGGCAAAGATCATGGCACTGCAAGAAACAGCAGGCTGGCCCTTTGATGTTGTAAAAGCCCAGAAGCTTGAATCCACTCTCCGAACAGAGATGGACAAACTTGCCGATCACATGCGAGAAACCTTCCCGTATGTTGATGGCGGAACCATGATTCCCAAGAGGAACAACAGCACTAAAGGTTATTACGAGGGGGCAGAGCTTACCAAGCTCAAAGAGTTCAACCCAACAAGTCGGGACCACATTGGCTGGGCCTT